AGCAGGAATTTGAGTGTAGTTGGGTTGCTAACGTACCCGGCTCGATCTATGGCAAGGAGATGCAGGCTGCTCTCGATGACGACCGCATCGGAGATTGCCCGTATGATCCATCGCTACAGGTCGATACCTGGTGGGACTTGGGCATTGGCGACAGTACCGCCATCATATTTACACAGCAAACGCGCGGAGGATCTGTGCGTGTTATCGATTGTTACGAGGCCCGTAATGAGGGTCTGCCGCACTATGTGGAGCTGCTTAGGTCGCGTGGCTATCTGTATGGCACGCACAATGGGCCGCATGACCTTGAGGTTAGAGAGTTGGGGACAGGGAAAAGTAGACGCGAAATAGCCTATGATCTTGGTCTGACGTTCCGCGTTGTCCCCAAACTTGGTCTTGAAGACGGCATCCACGCCGCCCAGCTGCTGCTGCCCAGGTGCATCTTCGATGCTGATGCCTGTAAACCCCTGTTGGAAGCCTTGCGGCAGTACCATAGGGCTTACAACCAGAAGACCCGCGCCTTCCGGCTATCGCCAATCCACGACTGGTCTAGCCATTATTCTGATGCTTTTAGATATTTAGCTGTTGGTCTGCGCGAGATGCGTGCAGATCGAACGCCGCCACAGGCCTTTGCCGACAATACCTATAGTCCGCTGGCCGCAACTACACAGGATCAACATGCCCTGCAATAACTGCGAATGCGAAAAATGCCCTGACGATTGCGATTGTGTAAACTGCACGCCAGAGAATTGCGACTGCGAGGAATAGACAATGAGCTTTCTAAGGCCCAAGGCTCCGCCGCCTCCGCCACCCGCTCCACCGCCCGTGCCTGTCCAGCCAGTGGTAAGGACAACGGATGTTGCGAGCAAGAAGGTTGACCCCTACGACCCGATTACCGAAGCTGACATCGCGGAAGGCGAAACCGTCAGGCCGGAAGCGGCGAAGAGGGCGCGCAGCGTAGAGGAAAAGGAACGGCGGCGGCTGATCAGAAAGCGCGGCAAGTACGGCAAGGCGACGATATTGACCAGTCCGCAGGGTTTGCTCGATGATGCGCCTGTTTTGCGGCGGACGCTGATTGGCGGGGCCGCGAAGGCGTAATTGAGAAAATTTTTTATGGGAAGTAAATCGGGCTAGGCTTAGGTTGTTACTCTACTAGGTTGCGCCAGGTCCGTTGAAGATGCCTTCAAGGTCTGGGTCGGGGGTTAGTCCCCTGGACGTCAACTCTTCGTCGAAAATATAAACGTGCCTCTCGTTCATCGCTGACTTGTTGTGACCGAGGGCCGAGAGTTTGGTAGCTTCAGCGTTTGCCCTCATGGTCTGGATGTCTTCATCGCTAAAGGCCGAGAGGTCATTCGCATCGATGGCTTCATAAGGTGTTCCGTATGGCATGGTCTTTCTCCTTATAGAAGCCTAGCCCGATTCACAATTTCAAAGATCGTTTACGCTGTTTACTCCCCTATTATACCACGCCGGTTTTTGGGAATCGCAGTTTCGGGCCGTTTTTGATGGTTTAGAAAATTTTATTGGCGGAAGACTGCGAGAAAAAAAGTTGAAGAAAACGCTTTTTTCGGATTTGGCCAATTTGTGACTACAAGGACTTGACCTCGCTTTATGGCCGGATTTTCTACATGGCCATGCGTACCGAGGTCTACAAGTCATACACCCTTGCCGACTTCGACCGGCTGTTCGTACCGCCGATCGTGCTTGGCCAGTATTACACCTTGGAACATGAGGATATTTTGCTGGGCTTTGTCTCCTGGGCCAACCTGACCCAGGAAGCAGAGACTGGTTTCCTGAACAGATCGCGGAAGCTGCAGTCCAATGACTGGAACGCCGGGGACTACTCCCGCATCTGGCTTATTGACTGCTTGGCTCCTTGGGGCGGAATTATGAAAATCACCAGACAGATCAGCAAATCACTCCGCGCAAAGGCGGACGCCAACGACTGGCCTGCCAAACGCGCCAGGTGGACGCGGACCTATGGCGATGGCGTCGTACAGCATGTTGGGACGGTAAACCGATGAGCAGTGATGGCGGTCCCGGCGATGCAGGCGCAAGTTTTGATGATCCTGATCCAGACACACCATCCTACGATGCCGATACCTTTAGTGGTCTGGGGGTTACGGATGCCGAGTCAATGGACCCGCACGGCTACGAGGGGAAGTCAGGCTTCACCGCCTCCGGTGCGCCAGGGATGGGTCCGGCGGAAACGGGTCCACCATCGCCGGAAGGACAATCGCCAATCGCCGCAGCGCAGAGCAAGGCCATAGAAGAAGACAAGCAATTTTACGCGGTTGTCAAAGAGGGGCGCATTGCCGCGCAAAAGGCCGATCCAACTTTAAGCCAAGGCGCGGCATGGGGCATGTCCAAGGATGAATTGGATGCCAAGGCCAGTCCCGTTGAGTCACTTTTGGGCGGCACTTTGGGCTACGCTGCTTCTCAGATGGCTGACGCGGTGGGGCGTGCCGGTCTTTCCGTGGAAGACCCTTCATTTGCAGACGATGAGGGCGGCTGGGACGCTCCTGGCCCACCGCCAGAGCCTGTAGTTACGCCGCTCCCTGAGATTGTCTCGACGGGAGAGGCGGAACCACCGTTAACGGATATGGGAAAGACACCGGCTACAGATACCGGCTTCACGCCTGCCCCGGCGGCGGAAGAGCCTGCCGGACCCACGGTATCGCCAAAGCCAGCATCTGCTGCGCCAGGGACTTTGCTTCGACGGCGGCGGCGGACGCGGACTATTCTGACCAGCCCACAAGGCGTGGTGGGGCCAGCGGTGCCAGCACGGCGGACGCGGTCCTTACCAAGAAAAACTTTACTAGGCGGTTAACGTATGGCTGAAGCAGACCAGATGGCGGTCACGCTGCTGAAGCGTCTATCCACTTTGGAGACGCAAAGGCAGACGTGGGAAGACTTGTGGCAGGACATTGCCGACTACGTCGTGCCGCGCAAGGCAGATATCACGGTTAACAGATCACCCGGCGACAAGCGAACGGACAGGCTGTTCGATGCTACTGCCGTTCACGCGGCTGAGCTGCTCAGCGCCAGCCTGCACGGCATGCTGACAAATGCATCCACGCCCTGGTTCTCGCTGCGCTATCGCGATCCGGCTTTCGATGCCGACGATACGGCCAAGGAATGGCTGGAAGGCGCGACCGAGAAAATGTACCAGGCCTTTGCCAGGTCAAACTTTCAAGAGCAGATCCATGAGCTGTACCATGACCTGATAACTTTCGGCACCGGCATCATGCTGGTCGAGCGTGATGAAGAGCAAAAGATCAGGTTTTCAACCCGGCACATATCCGAATGCTTTCTGAGCGAGGATGACCAGGGCCGCGTCGATACTGTGTTTCGCAAGTTCAAGATCAGCGCCAGAGCCGCCTATGCCCGTTGGGGCAGCACCGTTGGCCAGCGCATCGAGAAGATGGCCGAGACAGATCCGTATGAAGAGGTGACACTGGTTCACGTCGTCAGGCCGCGAGATGAGCGCGACGTTACGCAATACGATAGTATGAATATGCCGTACCAGTCTTGCTACATAAACCCTGACGAGAAGATCGTGCTGTCCGAATCCGGCTTCGAAGAAATGCCGTATTTGTGCCCCAGGTATTTGAAGTCCAGCTTTGAACTTGGCTACGGAAGATCACCCGCTAGCAGTGCCTTGCCCGACATCAAGATGTTGAACAAGATGTCCGAGGTCACGATCCGCGCGGCGCAGAAGCAAGTCGATCCGCCACTGATGGTGCCGGACGACGGCTTCATGCTGCCGATCCGCACGGTGCCCGGCGGTCTGAACTTCTACCGGGCAGGAACGCGGGACAGGCTGGAGCCGCTCAATATCGGTGCCAATAATCCGCTTGGCCTGAACATGGAAGAACAACGCCGGGATGCAATCCGACAGGCGTTCTACGTCGATCAGCTGATCATGGGTACCGGCGGCCAGACCATGACGGCGACCGAGGTGATACAGCGTACCGAAGAGAAAATGCGTCTGCTGGGGCCGGTCCTTGGCAGGTTACAGGCCGAGCTGCTCCAACCGCTGATAGATCGTACTTTCCACATTTTGCAGAAGCAGGGCGAGTTTCCGATGCCGCCAGAAGAATGGCCCGACGACATGCAAACCGACATCGAATATGTCAGTCCGTTGGCCAAGGCTCAGCGCGGCGGGGATATACAATCGGTAATGCGGATGCTTGAAATGCTGATGCCGCTAACCCAGATCGACCAAGGCGTGGCTC